ACGTGTGCTCTTCCGATCTCATGGACACTCGGATCACCGCCCTGGAGGCTATGGTGAAGAAGCTGAACCGCGAAATGGAGAAACTGAAAAAGGCGCAATAAAAACACCGCCCCCGGTGCTGGAACACCAGGGACGGCTCACATAGGGGTGATAAGGTTTGCCGCCATATCACCCTTCTATTTTACCAGAATGGGAGGTAAAGTCAATGGATTACATCAGAAAAACGGCTCGCTACAATGGGAAAAAGTATGAAGCTACCGGGAAAACGGAGCTGGAGGCACTGAAAAAGCTAGCGGACAAGCTGGCCGCCGCAAAGCGCGGTGAGGAAACCGTAGGCGGCTCCATGACTGTCAACGCCTGGTATAAGCAATGGCTGGAGCTCTACAAGGAGCCAAAAGGGCTCACAGCTAAATCGTTGAAAATGTACGATGAAAAGTACGATAACTATATCAAGCCCGCTATTGGTCACTTGAAATTGAAGGATGTTAAAGACGTGCACCTCCAGCGCATCCTTAACGGGCAGGCCGGGCGCTCTGCATCCCATGTAAAAAAACTGCGCATGGTGTTGCAGGAGATGTTCCGCAGGGCCAGACAATCCCGCCTTATCCCATACGATCCAGCCGAGCTGCTGGAGTTGCCCACCTATCACGAGGGGAAAAGACGCTCTATCACTGAGGACGAGCGCAAGGCCATTTTGGCTGTTTCTGAGCACCATCGGGCCGGATTATGGGTGCTCACATTACTATATACTGGTATGAGACCAGGAGAAACGGCAGCCCTTACTTGGTCAGATGTAGATTTCGAGCATAACGAGATACACGTCCACACAGCGAAAGAGAGCGGCTCCAGAGATGTAAAAGGCCCGAAAACAAGTTCAGGTATACGGGACATCCCCATCCATAGTGATCTCGGCTGGCGGCTTAAGGAGGCAAAAGGCGAACCGTTCGCCCTGGTTTTTCCGAACCAAAATGGGGTTATCCAAACTGAGAGCGCCATGCGCAGGGCATGGAAAAGCTTCCGCAAGGAGCTGGGGACGCTAGGCCCTGTATCAAAGGATTTGACCCCATACTGCCTGAGGCATACCTTTTGCACAGATCTACAACGTGCAGGTGTTCCGCTTAATGTAGCAAAGGAACTTATGGGGCATTCGGACATCCAAACAACGGCTAATATTTATACACATACAGATGCAACAGTGTTGCATAGCGGGATTGCGCTCTTAGATGGCACTGGTGGGAATAGTGGTGGAAGTCGAAAAACTGGCTAAACTATATACATTGCGGCTCTAAGGCGAGAGGATTAAAAAACAAACTGATTCGAGTTCTGTCGTCTCCACCAAAACGCCCGGTTGTAGGGCGAAAGAAGAAATCCATGGAATCCTTGATATCGCAAGGGTTTCATGGATTTTTATTTTTCTCTAACATATAATCATAAAAGCAAAAAACAGCATATTACGGAACATAAGGCGGTGGAAATGGTGGTGGAAATTTTCCGACCATTTAAATATCGTTGAACTGAATTTTAATGTATATAATCAAAGAGCCGCCTTTGAGGTCTTTTCGAGTTGGCAAAAAAGTCTAGGCCCCCTTCTTTTGGGGGCCTAGATTTATAGTGCCCGTATTTTGCGCATTACACCCTCGTACACGCGAGGATTGACGGTGTGCAACGTGTCCATCAGGTCATCCATGATCGCCCAGGCGTCGTGCTGGTCAACACCGGAGGCGGCCCGCAGGAAATCACTGTCTCCATAGTCCCCAACTACCGAGGAATTTTCGGGGGCTGCCGGAGCAGCGGAGTAGGATACCTCATAGGGCATTTGGCGCTCCTGGCGATCCATGCGGTCGCGGATGGTGTAGAGGTTGGCTAACTTTGCATAGGCTGGGTAACTGCTCTCCCCATACTCCAGGCGAGCTATCTCAATATCTATCTCCTTGCGGTCAAGCAAAGGGGGCACCCCCTATCAGTCTCGCTCCAGCTCAGACATAAACCGCCGAATAGCCTCACGCTCATGCTCGCTGGTCGCGCTCTCCATCATATCGCGGGCCTGCTCCATCATGGCTTTTTTGGCATCATGGCGGCTATATCCGCCCATGCGCCCGTCACGGCTATAACCACCGCGCCCATCTCTGGAGTAATGGCCCCGGACGTAGTGCTTGCCACGGTTTGCATAGCTGGAGCCACGGCCATAAGAACCACCCTCATAGTCTCCAGCCTCAGAGTAGCCACCGTCCTCCTCAAGTGCACAGATTTTGTCGATATTCTTGATGGTGTCAGTGAGCTTGTGGGCCAGCTCCAGGTCGCCCGCACCCAGTTCACCCTTCCGGGCCAGCTCTTCCAGCTCCATCTCGAATTTTTCTTTCAGCTCGTATAGTGCTTTCATATTGCTTCTCCTCTCTTTCAGGCCACACGCTCAACAATAAAGTTGCTGTTGGCTACCAGAATAGGCTGCGTGCTGGTGTTCTTTGCGGCGACAGTGACGCAGCATCCGCGAGGGACATCTACCACAGCGGAAACATAGATGTTGAAGAAATTCTCCGCAGCAGCCGGGGTGACGGTAGCGGTGGAGGCATTCAATGCCTCTCCGTTGATGGAGATCGCCGCTGTGATGGCCTCCGCAGTCCCACCCGCTGGAATTGCGATATTTGCGCCAAAAGAAACCTTGAACTTTGCACGGCACTGGTTCGTGAGTCCACGAAGCGTCACCAGACCAGCACCTTCCCGATGCACAATACTGGGCTTGCCAGTATTGACTTCCTCTGTAAACGGCACGTTCTGCCCGGCGGAAACGGTTACGATTGCGCTGTTGCTGTATTCAGCCATAAAATCAGTCCTTTCTAAAGTGGTCGGAATCGACCAGTTTAAACCTATCAATTTCGATAGGGAAAGCGGCGAGGCTTTTGCCCCGCCGCTGTTGTCAGTATCGGCACGGGGCCGAACATCCAAGGAATCCTCGGAAGTTGATATATTTGGTTTTAGCAGCCGCAGTTATTGTAGCCGCAGCAGCCGGTATAGGGGTTGGGCACCTGGTAGGCAGGCACGGGCATGGGGTTGATGCGGCGGATCAACTCGGCGGTCTGGGCTTCCTGATTCGCGGTAATAAAAGCATTCTGGGCCGCCTGAGAAGCCTGGAACTTCAGGCTCTGGTTCTCAGCAGTCAAAGTAGCGATCTTATCCTGAGTCAGGAAATCCAAAATCGCCCGGCTGTTGGCGTTGGCGTTGTCGATGATGTCCCGAGTGGTATTCTGGATGGTGTTTTGCGTAGCGCAGGCGGTGGTGGCGAGGTCGTACCGCACACCCTGAATCGCCTCCCGGGTGTCGCAGCAGCAGGAGGCCAACTGAGCGCCCAAGGCATTGAAGCCCGCCTGAGTCTGGTAGCCCAGGTTACACACTGCGGTGTCCACACCGTGGAATCCGCTGGTCACGGCGTCCCGGATGGAGGTCTGACCGTTCTGGAGGCCGTTCAGGGCAAAGCCCTCGTTGATATCAGCGCGGGTAGCGTACCCCTGGAAGCCGGGGCCGTTCACACCGTTCCCACCGCCGAAGCCGCCATAGCCGCCCCAGCCGCCGAACAAACCGAAGATAAGGAACAGGATGATCCAACTGGACCAATCGCCGCCCCAGCCGAAACCGCCGTTACCGCCCTGATAGGCGGGCTGAACCGGCATCGTCATAACGGTGCCGCCGTCAGAAGAAAGACTCATGTAAATTCTCCTTTATTTTTATTTTCAAAACCCGGCCGGGATTTTGATCACTTGCCGAACATTCCCCGCATCCCGTCAAACATGCCAGACATCTGCTGGGCCTGCTGTTGGACGTGGTTTAATTGTTCCTGCGAGATTTTTCCGCTTGAGACCATTTCATTGATGATAGCATTGGGGTCTTTGCCCTTCATCTGCTGCATAAACTGTTGGAACTGCTGTATCATGTTGGGTCGGCCACCGCCGCCCATGACTCCGAAAAAGGGATTCATTCTGCATCCTCCTTCGCGTTCTTCTTTGCAGTCGTTTTCGGAGCTGCCAGCGCGTCCACACGGGCCGCCAGAGCCTCCAGATCGGCCTTTGTGGCAAACTCTACACCCTGGGGGGCTTGCGCCGTTCTGGCCCCGCTGGTGCGCTCTACGAGGTCATATACCTTGATGGACGGCTTGCCAGAGGCATCCGCCTGCTTGAGATAGATGGTTGGTGAGTTGCTGTCCCAAAGCGCCACGGCGCTGTTAGGGGCCACCAGATAGGCCATCGCCTCCGATTCCCCGCTCACCCATACCATGCTCTGGCCACCGGCCTGCACCTGCTGGGGCTGTGCCTGCGGCATCTGCTGGGGCATGGGCTGATACTGCGCTCCCCGGAGCTGCGCAAGCTGATCCGGCATGGGCGGCTGGTAAGGGTACGGCTGATAGCCGGGCACATATTGATATGGCATCGCTTATCCCTCCTTATGCCAATAGTAAAGCGGTATCTCCCCACCGCTGTCCCAGGTGTCGATCCAATCTCCGTTTTGCACGCACACCACATGGCCGGACAGGGCCAAGATATAGATCCCATGGGGGTGCTCTGCGGCAAAGTCGGCCACCGTGTAGCAGTCAGGACAGGAGTTGGATATCATGTCCCGGTCAAAGCCGCGGCTGCGCAGGTAGGCCCCCCACACGTGGTTGGCTGACGGCATATCACCCATCAGGTAGCCTTGCAGGGCCAGCCCGGCATAGGTCGTCTCCCAATCCTGCCCCAGGGCCGTGGAGATGGCCCGCACAGTACAATCTCCCACGTTGCGCCCGTCCGGGTTCTCGTTATGGTTTCTCCACATGGCTTGTCTCCAGCGCGATCACATAGTCCTCCAGTCCATCGTCATCTCCCTGTGCCATGTACCACATCGCTGTTTCGGCGGCACAATCGCGGGACATGCCAGCGGCTACCATCCTCTCGATTAGAGTCATATCCAACACGTCCTTGTCCATAAAATAAGGAGTCCGTGAGGAGGGCGGCGACGTGTACCGGCCCTTTATCCTCACGTCCTCCTTGCCTATATTGTCGCATAAAATAACCCCGGCTGGGTTCGGTTCCAGTCGGGGTTATGTACGTCTTATGTACGGATTGTGTATAGCTTGGTTGCAACGTCGGATACGCGGGGCAAGATGTTCTTAATGTGGTCGCCTACCGTTGCCCTACGCCATCCAAGCTGTGCCGCAATATCCATCTGCGGCCATTTCTCGATAATGTACCGGCGGGCTATCAACTCATCGTCTCGATACAACGCGGCCTCTTTGATGGCAGTTTCAAGCTCAGAACGCAAGAGCTTATCCAATGGTTCTGGTAGTTTCACCCTTGCGCTCATTCAGTCACGTCCCTTCTTCCGGCGGCTCCGTTGGCAGTTGTTTCAGTGCCTCCACCAGTTTTGCCGCCATGCCATTCCCACCCAACTCCTTGTAGGCATTGTACATGTCCAGCACGTTCTCCATCCCATAAATCGGGATATAACGTTGTTCGGAGTAGTGGTTGTACTCGGCAATGATTTCACGCCTGAGCAGGGCCTGTACCCCATTCATAAGGGCGTCGCTCTTCTGGTTGTCCGCTTTGATGCGTTTCCGTTCCCGCGCGGCAATCGCCTCGATGATTGCCACCATGACGACCGCCGCGCCGGAAATCAGTGGGCCTACCCACTCCATGGGCATCAGCCCTCCTTAGTCAACTGCTTATAGACCTGATTGATACCAGTGGCCGCGAGGCCGCTCACAATGCCTACGGCGGCGGCGGTAAGGTAATCACTGGCCGGAAACTCTGGCATGATAAACATGCCGAGGATACCCAGCGCCGCGCCGAACACGCCGCAGATAATGGGAATCCACTTGTTGTCCAGTCCGGTAGCCTTAACCACCTGGCCGACCAGGAAGCAGATCACAGTGATAACCGCTACTCCGGTGATACCCAAAGAAGAAATGTCCATAATATGTACCTCCATCAAATCAGATTCAACCGATCCAGCACGACGGCCAACTCCTGTCTGGTTACAGAGTCTTCGGGTCGGGTACCGTCCAGGATACCGGCCTCTTTCGCGGCCTGCCACGCTTCGTCGCGCTCCTGTTCCCAATCGCTCACAGGTTCATCCTTCTTCCAGTCCACACTAAGATAAGTGCAGATGCCCTTTGCGGTGGCCTCGGCCAGCTTGTCCCGGTACTTGCTATCCTTGAGATACTCCGTGTCCATCTTGTTGGTATGGAAGCCGTACTCAATCAGGCAGGCGGGAGCGTCCGTCTTGGCA